ACTATGAACCAAGAGCCTTGTTAGATAGTGTCAGGGTTTCTGCTGATCCAGATTCCAATCAATATGATGTTACAATAACATTTTACATAGAAAATGCAACATTACCGACAACAGTAACACTTCTTTTAGAGAGAAATAGATAAGATGGCTGCAAATACTGGTTTCAATATAACAGAACTAGATTTTAATCAAATAAAAACTAGCCTGAAGAGCTTTCTTCAGTCACAAGATACTTTGAAAGATTATAACTATGATGGTTCTGCACTTTCAACACTACTGGACATTCTAGCGTACAACACACAATATAATGCTTATTACTTGAACATGGTGGCCAACGAAACATTCTTGGACACAGCATTACAAAGAGCATCTGTAGTTTCTCATGCAAAAACATTGGATTATGTACCAAAATCATCAATTGCGCCGGCAGCCACAATCAATTTAAAAGTCAATCAAGTTACTGATGCATCATTAACATTACCTAAATTCACATCATTTTTGGCAGAATCTATTGATGGTGTTAGTTACAGTTTTGTAACAACTGAAAATTCTACAGTTACAGTATTGAATAACACAGCAAATTTTGATAACATCACATTGAAACAAGGTACACCAGTATCTCTGTCGTTTACCTATGATAGTACCACAAATATAAAATCAATATTTGAAATACCTGAAATAAATGTGGACACAACCACATTAACAGTTTCGGTGCGTGAATCATCATCAAACAATTGGTACAATATTTACACCCACGCAAAAGATTATTTAACACTCTCAGGTTCTTCTTTGATATATTTCTTACAAGAGAATGTTAAAGGTTTTTATGAGGTAAGTTTTGGTAATGGTGTACTAGGTAAAAAATTAACCAACGGAAACATCATCACATTATCATATGTCGTGACAAATGGTTCCGCTGCCACCGATGCAAACAATTTTGTGTTGATGGATTCAATCTCAGGTTATTCAAACACAGTAATATACCCATTGACCTCTGCAACTCAAGGTGGTGATAGAGAATCTATAGAATCAATCAAATTCCAGGCACCAAAATCTTATTCTGCACAAGGTCGTGCAGTCACCAAAGAAGATTACATTACAGCAATCCAACAGAACAACCTTGGTTATTCTTTTGATTCAGTGAATGTTTGGGGTGGTCAAGAGAATGATCCACCAGTTTATGGGCAAGTATTCATTGCAATGAAACCATCTGGTGCATATATGTTGACTGAAAATCAAAAATCAAAACTGATTAAAGATGTATTGAGACCTATATCGGTTCTTACCGTAGAACCAACAATTGTTGATCCAGACTATACCTATATTCAAATCACTGCAAATGTATTGTATGATCCTAAGAGAACAAGATTAACTGCAAGTGAGATAAAAGAAAATGTCAAGACTGCAATCAATAACTATGCAAAGACAACACTGAATAGTTTCAATTCGACATTTAGATCATCTGAATTTAATAATCAAATCAATTCAGTCGATTCTTCTATCATCACAAACGAAATATCAATACAATTACAGAAGAAATTTTATCCAAACCTATCAACACCAACAACATACAAGTTGTATTACGGTGCAGGCCTAAAGCGTGGTATGTTTTTGAGTGGTATAGGCAGTTCACCTTCAGTTGTATACAGAAACCCATTAAATTTAGCACAAACAATTGACGGTCTTTACATTGAAGAAGTACCATCATCAACAGGTGGTGCAGAATCTATCACAATAACCAATCCGGGTTTTGGATATCAAGGTCAACCAACAGTGACCATACTAGGTGATGGTACAGGTGCAACAGCAGAAGCTGTTATGACAAACAATGGTACTATAAAACAAATTAATGTTTTAACAAAGGGAACGGGTTACACATCAGCCATACTTAGAATTACACCAGCAGTAGGTGATACAACAGGTTCATCTGGTGCAGGTATCATTACACTTGAAGGCCGTTATGGTGTGTTGAGATTATATTACAATGACACAACAAATGTCAAGACTGTATTTAAAGGTAATATTGGTACTGTAGACTACAATTTAGGTGTTGTTACATTGGATGCATTTTCACCATTGAATGTGAATAATGATTTAGGCCTATTAACAGTAACCACCAACCCAACAACAACAATTATTTCTTCCACATATAATAGAGTTATTACTGTAGATGAATTTGATCCACAATCTATTATTGTGAATGTTACTGCCAAATCAACATGATAGAAAATAATCAAAAAACATCCAATCTGGTTTTATCCCAGTTACCCGAGCATGTCCGGGACAATCCTGAATATGCCAACTTCAATCTATTCTTAAAGGCATACTACGAATGGATGGAAACAAATGGTAAAGTAACAGATAGGTCTAAAAACCTATTGAATTACAAAGATGTTGATGCAACAACAGAAGAATTTATAGATTATTTCAACAATGAATTTCTACCTTTCTTTCCAAGAGAATCATTGGTAAGTCAAGAGCAGGCTGTAAAAGTTGCAAGACAGTTGTACCAAAGTAAAGGTACACCAGCATCGTATGAATTTCTTTTCCGTGTACTGTACAATACTGGTGTTGAGATATTCAATACCAAAGACTCGGTTTTCAAAGCATCTGGTGGTACGTGGTACATCGCAAAGAGTTTAAAATTACTATCGGCCAATCCATACTTCTTACAGACAAAAAACTATAGAATTTTTGGTGAGGTTTCAAAATCTATTGCAACAATAGAGGCTGCCGTATTAGTTGGCAATAAAACAGAAATATTCATATCAAACATAGAAAGATTGTTTAATTCTGGTGAAACTGTTAGAATTGTAGATTCAAACAACCAAGATGTTTTATTTGGTGGTAATGTTCTTCGTGCAAAAATTGTTGGTCAAATTAGCCAAATAAGAGTTAATCCAACAAGTCGTGGATTGACATATCAACCTGGTGATCCAGTTGTTGTTTACGGTGGACTAAATGCAAACGTTGCAAATCCAGTTGGTGCAACAGCAAAAGTTGGTGAAATTACCAAAGGTTCTATACAACGAATTAACGTGGTCAATGGTGGTTATGGTTATTCTGAGAAACCAAACACTATTATTATAATTGAAGATTCGGCTATAAGTGGTGCAAGAGCAAACGTTGCATCTATATCTCCATATTTACCTCCATCATTTAAAATAATTAACGGTGGTACAGGTTATAGAATTAACGATTCAGTTGTGTATGAAGAATCCACTTTTGCATATGTTTCTGAAGTTGATGCACAAGGTACTATAACAAATATTAGATACACTCAAACAGTAAATGCACAAGCTATTGTTGGCATAACTGCACAAGTATTTTCTTCAAATGTACAAGCCTCTGGTGCAAATATACAAACTGCCACGGCAGTAGGCAACGCAAGAGCCAATGTGGCTTTCATACCAATGGATGTTATTGGTTTTAAGAGAGAGATCAGATTAAGTAATGCAAATTTCTTCTTTGCTAATGTTGGAACATCTACTAAAGATACAACTCTTGCAAATGCATTTACTTTTGGATCAATAACAACATATCCCATATCTTCCGTTTTTGTTGATAATGGCGGCGGTGGAATAACTAAGATACCAGAAATAACCGCATTGTCTACATATAGAACAGAAGATTCCTTTGATGAATTTTCTGTTAATTCTTCACTAGAATCGCTTGGTATATTAGGTCCAGTTCAAATCAGTAACGGTGGTTCTGGTTATCAAGTGAACGATAGAATTGTTTTTAGTGGTGGTCGTGGCCAAGGTCCGTATGCAAATGTAATAGGTGTGAATGGAACTGGAGCAATTACAGCAGTAGATTTTTTTATTGATCCACAGTATCGTACATATCCAAAATGGCCATTAGGTGGAATGGGATATACGAATGATTATTTACCTAGTTTGTCGGTAACATCTGCAAATCCATCAGCGACCGGTGCAAGTTTGTTTATTCCAGGTATTCTAGGAACAGGCGCAACTTTCTCTCCAGTTGTAGATAGAGCAGGTTCAGTAACAACAATCTCAATTGAAAATTACGGTGAAGATTATGAATTCAAACCTAATGTGTCAATACGAATACAAGACATTGTGGTATCTAATGTTGCAATTGAAAACTTGCCGCAGAAAGATGATGTAATCTATCAAGGTCCAACAATCAATCTTGCTTCATATACAGCAAGAGTCAATTCAGTTTCATTGTTGGCTGCTGATGCGAACTCACAATTGTCATTATACAATTTGAGGGTTTACAATTACGATTCAAAACCAAATCCAAAACTACCTTTGGTGATTGATGGTAAGTACATCAGTCTGCCGATGGCAAACTCTGCATTTCCACAATTTGTACAGACATATAATTATTTTGATGCAGTTGGTAACCAAACAGTATATACCAGAACTTATGATAAGTCTGGTGTGATAACATTTGGTGATGGATCCGCAAAAGCTAACGCAACATTCTTGAATGGTCTTGTGATTGGTGAGGGCCAGTATTTAACAACACAAGGACAACCAAGTTCTTATGATGTGTTGCAGAGTACCAAGTACAACAATTTCACATATCAGATTACACTTGAAAAAGAAATTGCAAAATATAGAGAAGTGTTGTTGAACCTATTACATCCAACTGGAACAAATGTACTTGGTCGTTATGCATTGAAATCGAACAACAAACTTTATCACCATGCACAACAAGGTTTATATGGTGGTGAACCATTAGCTTACTATTTGGGCGAACATACTTCTGATGCACTGAGTATCACAACCAGTTTTACCAACAAGAGTAACAATGTAATTAAATTTAACAATAAACTTGGTTCAAATCTAGAAGAATTTATATTTCCAAATGTAAGTACGATTGAAATTAAGAATGATCGTGGTGTCAACATTAAGTCTTTGGTTGTTGATGTGAACGATGCACAAGATTCAATTACAATTGCAAGTAATGTTTGGTTAACATTTGGAAATGTGGCAGTTGTTACTGGCACCTCTGGCACCAACACACTAAATATTACATCGCTCACTGGCCAATTTGATTATGAGAACAATGGTGTTTATAGTAACACAAGTTATCCATTAAAAGATATTGTTTATACTGGTGACTCCATCAAAGTAAACAACAATATATACACGGTTAAATCAGTAAACTATTCGGACGATCAGATTGTTTTAACAACTAACTTATCATCTAATGAAAATACTTTACTTTCAGTTAAAAGAAACTTCATTGCAAATAGTACAATTACATCAAATCAAATTAAGATATTTGGCCCAATTGGGTTACAATATATACCAGAGATTGCCACAGAAGATGGTATTACATTAACAACAGAAGATGATAGAACAATCCTATTGGGGTAAACAATGTCAACAGTAAAAATTTCGCAATTACCAAATCTAACACGATTAGATAGTAACACATCCAATACAATCTTGGTTGGTATTGATAATTCAACCAGTGTCACCAGTAAATTCACTGCTAAAACTTTGGCTGAAAGTTTATATTCTAATACTGCACTGAATGTTGGTAATAATGCAATTATTCTTCCAAATGTTATTGCACAGTTTGTTGGTAACAGTTCATCATATTTACAAACAAATTTACAAAACAAAACATCTGATGGATCAGCGGACCATGTTATCACCGCTGATGTTGGTACAGATGAAAGAAATTATATTGACTTGGGTATACATGGTTCTACCAGCTCTGATGCAATATTCACTTCTATATTACCACTAGATGGTTACTTGTTTGTACAAGGTAACACCGCAACATCCACTGGTGGTAATCTAATCATAGGTACAACAACCACAGGCAGAACAGTCAATATCATTGCAGGTGGTCCAGGTTCCAGCAGTCTTCAAGTAAAGATTTCAACAGATGGTGTGAACTTGGTTGCAAAACCATTGAAGTTTGCAGATGGTTCATCGCAGAATACTTCCACAGAATCAACTGGTCCATTTGCAAACAGTGCATTTGTGAGAGCAAATTCTAGTTTTGGTGTAGCAAACTCATCTGCTCTATATGCTAATGGTGCTTTTGCTGCATCCAATTCAGCCAGTCTGTATGCTAACGCTGCTTTTGCTGCATCTAATTCTGCAAGTCTGTATGCTAATGGTGCTTTTGAAGCATCCAATTCAGCCAGTTCTTATGCAAACAGTGGATTTGGTGTAGCCAACTCTGCATCGTTGTATGCTAATGGTGCATTCATACAAGCAAATGCAGTATTCAGTCGTTCAAATAACCAAGTATGGCCACAGGCAAATGCTGCGTTTGGTACCGCAAATTCTGGTTCATTGTATGCTAATGCTGCGTTCATACAAGCTAATGCTGCCTTTAGCCAATCCAATAATCAAGTATGGCCACAAGCAAATGCCGCATTTAATTCATCCAATACAGTGGGTGTTTATGCCAACGCAGCATTTGGTGTAGCGAATTCGGCATCATTGTATGCTAATGGTGCATTTACATCTGCAAATGTGGCAACCTCAGCTGCATTATATGCCAACGGTGCGTTTGGTGCAGCTAATTCTGCTGGTCAATATGCAAACAGTGCATTTATAAACTCCAACAATGCATACACAACAGCAAATTCTAGTGGAATATTTGCTATTGGAGCATTTGGTGCAGCTAATTCTGCTGGTCAATATGCAAACGCAGCATTCTCGAAAGCAAACACTGCACAAACTTTGGCTGCCACACAAGCAGGTCGACTAGATGTTGTTGAACCGATTGCACAAGAAGCTTTTACAATTGCATATGCTGCTTTGGATTTGTCCACCGCCAATTCAGGGGCTTGGTTGCCATCAAAAGCCAATGCAGCCAGTGTATTTGCAAATGGTGCTTTCATAAATTCAAATAACGCATACACAACAGCCAATTCAGCCAGTCTATATGCTAACGGAGCATTTGATGCAGCCAATTCAGCCAGTCTATATGCTAACGGAGCATTTATAAACTCCAACAATGCATACACAACAGCCAATTCAGCCAGTCTATATGCTAACGGAGCATTTATAAACTCCAACAACGCATACACAACAGCCAATTCTGGTGGATTGTTTGCAAATGGTGCATTTGATGCAGCTAACTCAGCCAGTGTATTTGCAAATGGTGCATTTATAAACTCCAACAATGCATACACAACAGCCAATTCTGGTGGATTGTTTGCAAATGGTGCATTTATAAACTCCAACAATGCATACACCACAGCCAATTCAGCCAGTCTATATGCTAACGGAGCATTCGGTGCAGCTAATTCTGCTGGTGTATTTGCGAACGGTGCATTCATAAACTCCAACAATGCATACACAACAGCAAATTCTAGTGGAATATTTGCTATTGGAGCATTTGATGCAGCCAATTCAGCCAGTCTATATGCTAACGGAGCATTTATAAACTCCAACAACGCATACACCACAGCCAATTCAGCCAGTCTATATGCTAACGGAGCATTTGATGCAGCCAATTCAGCCAGTCTATATGCTAACGGAGCATTCTCGAAAGCAAACACTGCACAAACTTTGGCTGCGGCCGCATTAGCAAATACAAGTGGTGCAATTTTTGATGGTAATTTAATTGTTTCTGGATTATTTTCTGCAAACAACGGATACACATTTAAACCAAGGCTGCCAGTAGGAGACCAAACAACAATCACAATTGATTATGCAACAGATAGTATGATTAAGGCTAATCTAGTTGCAGACTTAACAGTTTCACATAGTAATTTTATATCAGGTAAAGTTGTTGAACTTTGGTTAGTGAATTCTTCTGGAACACAAAAAACAATTACACACGGTATTTCTGCATTAAATTCAACAGTACATAACACAACATTCAACATGCCGGCGTCGAGTTGTGCTCATTTAAGATACTTTGTTGCTAACGGTGATCTTGCAAATACTTTCGTTAAAGTTTCACACGCTTAATAAATAAATCATGGCAAATAAAAATATTCTCACAAACGGTTCAAAAGTTTCCCAGATAGGGCTAATGTATTATGCACCGGTGGCTGTGGTGCCACCGTATTTGACAGAGCCAATCAATGTGTTCTATTGTTTTCTGGCAAAACCTTTGGCCTGGGATGATGATGTAAACCCACCTGTTCCTGCAACCGACTTGAAATCAATCAAGCAGGTGTACAAGAATATGTTTATTGTGAAACAGATAAAGACCAATGACATATCACCAGTCATACAAAGAATAGATTGGACTTCAGGTGTTTTATATAATTGTTTTCTAGATGATGGAGATATGTTTGCAAAAGATGCCAATGGTTATGTAATTTATAATTTCTATGTGAAAAACAAATATGACCAAGTTTTTAAATGTTTATGGAACAATAATGATGAACCATCAACAGTAGAACCATACTTTGAACCAGGTACATATACTGCAAACAAAATGTTCCAAGGTGAAGATGGTTACAAATGGAAATTCATGTACACAATTGATACTGGTCTAAAACTTAAATTCATGGACAAAGAATGGATGCCAGTGGCTATCGGTACAAACACACCAAACCCATTAATTACATCTGCCGGTGTTGGTAGTATAGATGTTATTAATGTGAGTGAAGGTGGTTCAGGATATGATCCAGGCAATTCTGTAGTGAATATAGTAATCACTGGTGATGGAACTGGTGCGGCAGCTACGGCAAATGTACAGAACGGTGTCATTCACGATGTTATTGTTACCAATCCAGGTAGTAATTATTCTTATGTAAGTGTTGCAGTTGAATCTGGTTTTGGTAATGGTTGTACACTGGCTGCATCAACTTCACCTGTTGGTGGCCATGGATTTGATCCGGTTTCTGAGTTAGGTTGTGACCATGTGATGTTAACTTGTGAGTTTGAAGGTACAGAAAATGGACTATTACCAACAGATATTGATTTCCACCAACTAGGCATCATAATTAATCCAACAACCAAACAGTATAACCCTGTATATGCAAATGGTGTTGCATATAGTACAACAACAGATATCGTTGTGGCGGCAGGTTCAGACATTGGATTCCAAATGGATGAGATTGTTTATCAGGGTCCAATTAACAATCCAACATTTACTGCAACAGTTTTATACTTCAATCTTTCTACCAATCTAATAAAGCTAATAAATACAAAAGGTGTTCCAGTAATTAATAGTCCTATTTTTGGTCAAACAACCACATCAACAAGAACTGTATTGTCGTATAGTCTTCCAAATTTTGCAATACATTCTGGATATTTGGCATATATTGAAAATAGATCAAGTGTTCAAAGAAGTGATGACGGAATAGAACAACTCAAATTTGTATTAGGTTTCTAAGGGAAAAAAATGGCTCTAAATTTTAACGTTGATCCTTACTATGATGATTTCGATGATACAAAAAACTTTCATCGAATCTTATTCAAACCAGGTAAGGCAGTACAGGCCAGAGAATTAACACAGGCACAAACAATCCTACAGGATCAGATTACTAAGTTTGCCAATAACATATTCAAAGAAAATTCTCCCGTAACTGGTGGCCAAATTACCACGAATTTCAATTGTTACTACATCAAATTACAAACCACATATAATGGTGCAACAATTGATATTTCCGATTTCAGTGGTTTATTGTTAACTAATGCAACAGGAACAATTAGAGCTAAAGTTGTTGCTGTAGCACAATCAACAGGTACCGCAGGTGAAGGTGATCCACCAACATTGGTTGTCGTATACAAATCAGGTACACGATTCACTGACAACGATATTATCTATGATGTGAATTCAAATAAAGCTTGCCAAGCAGTAACAAACAATTCAACCGGTGAGTCTTCTGTTGTTTCGATTGCCAAAGGTGTTTTCTATGTTCTCGGTAACTTTGTACAAATTGAACCAGTAACAATCATTTTAAGTAAGTATGACAACACACCATCCAGACGGGTTGGTTTGGAAATTACCGAAACAATCTATGACTATGCAAACGATGCGTCATTGTTGGATCCTGCGGTCGGTGCATCAAACTACCAAGCACCTGGTGCAGACAGATATGTTATTAGTCTTGAACTAACAACAAAACCATTGTACTTTGGTGATGACCAATTTTTCATTGAGTTACTTCGTGTTGAAGATGGTAATGTTTTCAAAATGGTTGATGGATCAGTTTATGCGGCCATTGATGATTACTTTGCAAAGCGTGACTACGAAACCAATGGTGATTACATTGTAAACGATTTCAGTATAACACCAAAAGTTGATCCGGATGATGAGGACAAGTACATAATGGGTGTGGGTAAAGGCCTTGCATATGTGCATGGTTATCGTGTAGAGAATCCTTCACCTGTTAATATATCTTCCAACCGTGCAAGGGCAACATCTTTAAAAAATAATGACACAACAGTTATTAACTATGGTAGTTATTTTATTGTATCAAATGTGCATGGCGCCAACTCAAAAACATTTGAAGTAACAACAGCAAACACAATAGACTTTCATTGTGTTTCAACTGATAATGTACATACAGCCAATACAACAACTTACAATTCCACATTGGTGGCCAGAGGTTACATTCGTGGTTTAGATTATCAGAGTGCGCCAACAGCCAATGCAAATACACATATTTTCAAGGCAATGGTATATGACTTGCAGAACCAGGCTTTAACAGGCACACTTGTTTCAGCAAGTTCAACCACAGTAGTTCTACCAGGAACAAATGGCCAAACATCTTCATTTAATGATGCTTATGTTGGTGTTGACATTTCAATTACATCAGGAACAAATGCAGGTGAAACAAGAACAATTACTGCATACGTAGGTTCAACAAGAACTGCAACTGTGAATAGGTCTTGGAGTGTAACACCAGACAATACATCCACTTTTGTGATGAATTTTAATACCGCTGATGCGGAATCTATGTTGCAAGTTAACAACAGTAACTATACTGTATATGGTAGTGCAAAAATAGATGATACTGGAAAACAAAATGGTATAGCTTCTGGTGATGCAATTTTTGAAAATCCAAATAAACCAGAACTATTGTTTCCAATAGGTTTACCATTTGTCTCTGATATTACCGATGCAATCTACACATCTTTTATTGAAATTAGAGGTGTACCTTTTGGTGTTGCTGGTAGTACACTGTCTGCAACTGTGGACCTTTCAAGTTACAATGATAAAATTTCACATATAGGTACAGCAGGCCAGGCTTTGAGCACAGATTTGGTCAGAGAAAACTTCACAATTATTGTGACGAATGCCCAATCAAATTCAAAGTTTGCAGCTGGTGATATTGTTAATTGGTCAGTATCTCCTAGAGCCATTTCAATGAATGGTGATTTATCTGTTGCAACATTGACAACCACAACAGCAGATTTGACCGCATTTACAGCAACAATCATATTTAAAGTTGATGTGCCTGTTGCAACCGATTCTGGTTTTGTCTTAAAAATTAAAAATTTAGTTACTGCGGCCAATGCAACAGTTGTAACCAATGGAACACAAGTTAACACCTACACATTTGTTGACGATGGTGTAAGTTCTAGTGGCCAAGTTTACATACAAGCCGCAGGTGTTGTTGCTCCTGGAACAAAACAATCATTGTATCTATCTGATGTGAAACGAATTGTGAAAATCATTGATACAAAAGCTTCAGGTACATTGCCATTAACAACAATGTATAATAATTCAACATATGATGTTACAAATAATTATGTTTTCGATAATGGCCAAAGAGATGGTTATTATGACCATGCATCAATTACATTAAAACCTGGTGCACCTAAACCAGCAGGCAATTTACTTGTGTACCTTGATTACTACAAGCATTCTGGTGGTGATGGTTATTTCAGTCAAACATCTTACACCAGTTCAGATTCACCAGAAAATTATAGAGAAATTCCAGATTACACAAGTAAAAATGGAACAACATATTCGTTGAGAGATTGTTTGGATTTTAGACCATCCCGTCAAAATGCTCAAACAGATTTTGTTTTCCGTTACTCTAATCCATCAGACACAAGAGTTGGAATTTTATTGCCTGTAGATTCAACAAGTTTTATTTGTGACTATGAACATTATCTTGGTCGTAAAGATAAATTAGTTTTAACCAAAGATAGAAGTCTACAAATAGTTGAGGGTTCTCCTTCAATCAACCCTATTCTACCTAATGAGCCAGATTCCTCATTAACAATAGCCAACATTACACACAATCCATATACCGGATATGTAACAACCGAGTCACCTGTTGGTAAATTACCAGATTTGTCTATAGAAAAAGTGCAACACCGCCGTTACACAATGGCTGACATTGCTGGCCTTGACACAAGAATTAACCGTGTTGAATACTATACTTCTTTGAATTCATTGGAACAAAATGCAAACTCATTGCAAATCTCTGATGCATACGGATTAAATAGATTCAAAAATGGTATTATGGTAGATGATTTCTCAAGTTTTTCTGCTTCAGACTCTGGTGTTACTGATTTCAATGCAAACATTAATAGAAGAACCAGACAGTTAACGGCTGGCCAAGATGTTAAAAATTTCCCATTGAAGAATTTGGCCATGGTGTATAACATGAATTCACCAACATCATCATCAATTTCTGCGTTGAATTTTAATGTTAGTCGAGATGGTTCAGTGAATTATTTCACATTGCCATATACCACAAGCATTATAGTATCACAAAAATTGGCAAGCAGAACAACCAATGTGAACCCATTCAATACACCTTTTTCAAAAGGTAGCTTGTCGTTGTCTCCAAACATGGACAATTGGGTTGATACAACATATTCACCCGCTTTGTTGGTTGTTGATCCTAGTTTGCAAATATATCAAAGAGGTAATGTAAACAACACATTATCTTTTGGTGATTGGCAAACAGTTCCCGGAACATCAGCAACAAGTTTACAGTCACAAACATCTAGCCCCTGGGCAACAGTATCTAATAGTGTTGGTTGGACAGGTGGATCAACCGGTTTACAACAAACATCAATACAAAATTCCACACTTTCTTCAACTTACCTGACAAAGTTTAAAGAACAACAAACTAATTTACTTGGACCATACAACAAAATAGATAACACCTATTCATTGAATAATGGTTACATAAATGATATTAGTATTTTGCCGTGGATCAAACCACAGCAGATTATGATTAAAGCTTCTAACCTGTTAATTAAAACCAAGTTATATGCTTTCTTTGATAATGTAAGTGTTGATTCTTATGTTCGTAGATTGAATACAATTGAAGTTGCATCCGTGACTGGCACATTTAAAGCTGGCGACATTATTGGTTACTATTCAGCTGGTACATTCACACCTACAGGTAAAGTTGAAGGTGTGTACAACTACACAGATACAACCAAGATTCGTTTATATGTTTCAAATGACTTTAAGACAACCACATACAATAATGGTTTAGCTTTACAAAATGGATTCTTCAATGCATCAGGTGTTTATCAATCTTCTACTGCTTCTGGTAGTGTTGTTGCAACACAATTTAGCAACTCTAGTGAACACTACAGTGGTACATTAAAAGATTCAACATCTACTACATCAATACAATTATCACCACTAGCATCAAGTGTAAATGATTTTTACAATGGTTTAACGATTTATATAACATCTGGTACAGGTGCTGGCCAGTCAGCTGTGATTTCAGATTATGTTGGATCAACAAAAGTTGCAACACTTGCAACACCTATAGTAGTAGCTTCAGTTGTTGGATTACCAGATAAAGAAACATATTCTATTGGTTCAGCTACAGGTTCGATTGAATCCAATGAACGTGGTGATTTCTTTGGTGTGTTCACTGTACCAGCAAATACTTTCCACACCGGCCAAAAAGTCTTCCGTTTAGACAATCGTATCAATAACAATGTTGGCACAGTAACAACATATGCTGAAGGTACTTTCTATGCGGAAGGTTTGCAAATCAATAGACAAACTATTGATTTTGGTGCATCACCATCTGGGGCAAAAGATACTTTCAAACAAACATTGTATAAAGATTCTTCTTATACAACCAACACATCAGAAGTTCAATCAAGAAGGATTGTAACAGATTTACCTGTTCCACCACCAGCAACAGGAGATCCGGTTGCTCAAACTTTCCAGATTGATCCAACAAACTTTCCAAACGGTGCATTCTTGTCATCAATCAGAGTGTTCTTTGCATCAAAACCAACATCAACAAATGATGGTTCACCAATAACACTTTCAATTGTTGGTACATTAAATGGTTATCCGAATGGAGTAACATTGGACCATTCAGTGGTTACTTTGGATCCAACTAAAGTTAAAGTTTCTTCAACTCCGCAGCATTTAGATTCAACTACATACACTGAATTTACCTTTACTTCTCCAGTGTATATTCAATCTGGTGTATTATATGCATTTATTGTTAAATCTTTGTCTAATGAGTACACATTGTGGACAGCATCAAACAATGAAGATGCATTACCATCAACAGTAAAAAATCTATCAACTGATCCATATCCAAGTTCAATTACAAAAATATCAGCTGCACACTATGTTGGTGGTATGTTTATATCACAAAATTCTCAGACATGGGAAGCTGACCAAAATCAATCTGTGATGTTTACAATTGATCGTTGTGTGTTTAACACTGCTGTTACACCATCAATTAGAATGGTTATACCTAAAAAGTTACCACAAAGAACTTTGGTTGATTCTGAAATTGATTTCTATAAAAATGCAAACACAATGACAGATTTGATATCAACAACATCAAATTCTAATATATTAGTGGATGCTTTTAATATATCAACAACCGATTTTGTTCCATCATCAACCTCAATCAACTATACCTATGATGCAACACTGCAAGGTGGTACATCTGCTGGCCAAGTTGCAATAAATCCAGGTAAATTTGGTACAACAATGTATGAACACATTTATTTGGATGATAATCAACGACAAAGAGTTTTGGTTGCCAATTCGGAAACATCTTTCTCATTGTACGGCCAGTTATCATCACAAGATAATGCAGTTTCTCCAGTCATTTCTGATGCTGGTACTACTGTATTTACAGTTCAATACAACATAAACAATTGTGAATTGTCAAATAGTTTGATATCTATTGTTTCTCAAGGAAGCAGTTATGCAACAGGCAATACAACAGTTTCTATTTCTGCACCAACAGGTGCAAATGCAGTACAAGCTTATGCATCACCTGTGATTGAAGCTGGTAAAATTACTTCAATCTATCTAACAACACCAGGTTCAGGATACATAGAAACACCAACTGTTTCAATTGATGTTTCTGGTGGTTCTGCGGCAGGTGCATCTGCAATCATTACAGGTGAAACTTCCAAGAATGGTGGTCCTGCAGCAACAAGATATATAACCAAGAAGGTTGTGTTAGAAGCAGGTTTTGATTCTGGAGATTTGAATGTCTATTTGTCTGCATATCGTCCCGCAAAAACAGATATACAAGTGTACTACAAGATTTTGAATAGAAATGATACACAATCGTTTGCTGATGGTTCTTGGATCCTAATGACCAAAACAAAGAATTCTAACACATTGTATTCTAAATTCAGAGGTGATTTGCATGAATATACTTTTGCACCAGGAAGTTTAGGTACAGAACAAGGTTATGTTTCTTATACATCAACAAATGGCCAAACATATAACTCATTCAATCAGTTTGCAATCAAAATTGTTTTGTTGACTACAGATACAACTATTGTACCTCATTTGACAGACATGAGATGTATTGCACTACCTTCAAATATCAATAGTTCGATTGGTTAATTATGTATTTGAGAGTTGAAGGTACAAAACTTGTTAGAGATACCAGAAGTGGTGCAATTATAAACCAAGATAAAAATGGTTTGGATGAATATTTAAATAAACGCCGAGCACTAGAGTCTCAAAAAGAAGAAATAAATAATGTTAAGTCTGAGGTCAAAGTGCTCAGGGAAGATATAACGGAAATAAAAAGTTTGTTATTAAAACTATTAGAAAAAGGTTAAAATGGCTAATACAGTATCCTCATTAAGTTATGCCAATACATTTGGTGATTGGATGGTTGCGACCAACAATCTGGTTACCGAAAACAACATTCTTGCCAAAGAAAATTATGTCAAAGATTCTGGAACATTATTCCTTTCAGAAAATTCACAGACAGCATTACAATCAAACGGAAATGTTATTGTTCAAAAGACATTTTCAGTGCAAGGTATTGGTTCTTCTGCAATCATTCAAAACAATTTGAATGTGGAAGGGCAAGGTTACTTTTCAAATGGAAATCTAAGTCTTGCAACAACAGGAACAGCCAATGTTGGTAATGTATTAAACGTTTTAGGATCAGACACAGCACTAAGAGTTGCAAACAATTCACGATTTGGTGGAAGCATTTCTGTAGTAGGTGGAACATTTACAGAAACATTGCAGTCAAACAATTCTGTCAACACTTCTAATGCTTCAATTTTCAACACACTGTATACCAACAGAATACAATCAAATACCAGTGTATTGACAGGTACACTTTCTGCAAACAACAAAGTGTTTACTAATGATGTGCAAGCAAACACAAGTATTCTTACTGCAACTATTCAGGCCAATACACATGTTACTACAACATCTGTTGGTGTAAGTGGCACAGCTTGGGTAAATGTGTTACAAGCAAACACATCTACCAATACAGCCAATGCATCCGTTATACATACCTTGTGGGCAAATGTAGTACAGGCAAACATATCTACAAATACAGCAACAGCTTCTGTTACTGGTACCACATTTACACATGTATTACAAGCCAATACATCATCCAACACTTCCAATGCATCGGTTATGCACACACTATATGCAAATGTAGTGCAAGCCAACTCATCAACCAATACATCTAATGCATCGGTTATGCACACACTATATGCAAATGTTGTGCAAGCTAATGTGTCAACCAATACAACAACAGCTTCTGTCACTGGTACCACATTTACAGATGTATTGCAAGCAAATACATTTACAACAACTGCAACAGCTTTTGTATCTGGCACCACACACACGAATGAATTGCAAGCAAATACATCAGCAAATACTACAACATTATCAGTAACAGGAACTTCTTTTACTAATGTGTTACAAGCTAATACATCATCCAATACATCTAATGCATACGTAGTTTGGACAATGTATGCCAATGTTGTGCAAGCTAACGTATCAACGAATACAACAACTGCTTCAGTTACTGGTACTACATTCACGGATGTGTTACAAGCTAATAGTTCAGCTAATACCAGAACAATGTCGGTTACTGGTACCACATTTACAGATGTTCTACAAGCTAATAGTTCAGCTAATACCAGAACAATGTCGGTTACTGGTACAACGTTTACCAATATATTACAAGCAAATTCCCGTGTTAATACAGTAAATGTTTGGGCAACCGACACAGTAAGAGCAAACACAATAAGAGCAAATACTGATGTTTGGACACCAAATGTACGCATTTCCAATTTAATTGATGCTGAAAGTGCTGAAGCGAGAGTTCACAACCTACAAGTCGGTGAAGGTGGTTTAAGTATTGCTGGTAATTTCACACTTAATGGAAGAACAGTATTTAATTCAAATGAATTTATAATAAGTCAAGGAACACCAAATCAAACATCAAAATTTAGCACTTTCAGAACAGCTAATGGTGTAGCAAATGGTGTTGCATCAAATGCATCTATTCGTTGGAATGAAACAGGAAATTATTTTGATATTAATGATGTAGATAGTTTTGAATCATCTTCATACTACAGAATTATTACCGAACAACAAATTAGTGATTCAATATCAACTACTGATGGAACTAAAGCTGCATCACTGACTGCTGCAAAAACACTAAATGATAATATAACAGCAGCAAATACTTGGTTAAAAAGTCGTTCAGATTCCGCATCATTGTATGCAAATGGTGCATTCCGTGATGCAAACTCCGTTTCAATTTATGCCAATAGTGCATTTGGTGCTGCCAACTCAGCATCATCTTATGCCAATTCTGCTTTTGCTTCGGCCAACAACGTTGCTCCACAAATTGCGCCTGCGTTTGCACAGGCTAATGCGGCTTTCGGTAAAGCTAATGCTGCAACTGCTGAGATTAAAGGAACAAGAGGTTCAATATCACCAACAAGTGCATCATTAACCTTAACATCTAATAACGGCATTGCAATACATTCAGTTACTGCAAACACATTGGCAATTAGTACATCACAAGATTTGCAAACAACCGCAAGTCCGTCATTTACAGGTTTAACACTAACAGGAACTCCACTATCAACTTCATCTGGTGGCACTGGTTCAACATCAGCTTCATCAGCTTTCAACACATTGGTTGCAGCTGCTACAGGCACAGCAAGTGGAACTTCAGGTTACGTACTTGCAACTGGTGGATCAGGTAACTTCTACTGGACTGCTGCTGGTGCAGGAGGTGCAGGCACTCAACCTGGTACTAGAATTACATCTAATAGATTGTCTTATACTGGTGATGGTACAACAACAATATATGCAACACCAACATTCAGTCAAGCCAACCAGGTTAGGGTGTATATTAACGGTGTTCGTCAATTAGAATCTGAATATACTTTAAATTCTGGTACATCTAGAGTAACAATGACTGTTGCACCAGTTGTTAATGATAAAATATTGGTCGAAGTAGATGGTTATGCAGTATATGAATATTTTGCAAATAACATTGTATATGGTCCAGCAACAGGAGCACTTACAGCAGGCACTATTCAGTCTGCAATTGATGGTTTAGAATCTGGTAAAATGCCAAAGACTGGCGGCACATTTTCTGGTCAAGTTATTGGTCAAACAATAAACAAAGCAACCGCAAATACTTCATTCGCAACTGGACAATATGTACACGATTTAGCAAATTCTAGTTGGACATTCTCACACAGTATAACCGGTAATGCAGGTACAGTAACAAATGGATTGTATTCGACAGGAAGTTATGCAAATCCTACTTGGTTAACATCATTAAATGCAGATAAATTATCTGGTGGTACAATTTCAAGTACTATACTAGGCAATTCATCACACTTTATTGGTACAACTTCTATTGCATTGAATCGTGCAACTGGATTCCAAAGACTGACAGGTGTGAATATTAACGGAATTGCTGATAGTGCTAATAATCTTATTAGTACTGCTGGAGATTTAGGTTATACTGTGTCTGGCCAAGATGTTTCTTATGTTGGCCATTTAGGACCACAAGTTCAATCACAAGGCAATGGTGCTGCGGCCATGTCTTTTCACAGACCTGGCGTATATGCAATTAATTTTGGACTTGGTACCGATAACCAATTAAGAACTGGTGGATGGAGTCGAGGTGGCGCTTCTTATGTTATACTAGATTCTGGTAACTATAATTCGTATGCACCAACATTAACAGGCACTGGTGCTTCTGGAAATTGGAATATCACTTCTGCATTTGCTACGAATTCTACTTATGCAAATAACGTAACAATGGGTTTCAATTCCAATTGGAATACCGATTTCTCACACGCTCCGGCCGGAAGTACAGTTCTTCGTGGTGATACTTCATCAGGAAGCTCAACTGGTGGTCCAGGTGGAAGTTGGTGGTTCCAACAGAACATGCGTCACACCAATGCATCTAATTTGTGGGGTGTTCAGGTTGCATGGGGTTGGGAAGACAATGCTAATTTACTTAGAACCAGAAATATACAAGCTGGTAATTATGGTGGCTGGGTAACATATATCAACAGCACCAACATTGGTTCACAGTCTGTTTCTTATGCTACAAGTGCTGGTTCTGCTACAAATGCAGGTTATGCTACAAGTGCTGGAAATTCAACAACTGTTGCTGGATTAAATGTACATGCAGATAGAAACAATGAAGCAAACAAAATTGTAAGAACTGATGCAAGCGGTTATTTAAAAACCGGTTACATTAATTCAAGTAATGGTGACGAAAATAATGCTAGCAACCCACCAAGAGTTTGGGGTACAAACGGTAGTGATAGTTACTTGCGTTCATATCAAACCGGATCGTTGAGTGTTGGTTATGCTGGAAGTGCTGGAAATGCCACTTATGCTGGAAGTGCTGGATATGCTGGAAATGCTGGATATGCATCAAGTGCTGGAAATGCTGGATACGCCACAACTGCTGGTTCAGCATCAAATGTTACTCAAGGCACAGCATACTTTACTTATCAAGAAATGTTTGGAATGGGATCAGTTGGTGGTGTTACTTATACTAGTACATATACTGGTCCAGGTTGGGTTGGTAGTGGTTGGAGTACGGTTCAATATTTAAATATTCCTAGCGCAGGTTGGTGGAACATAACAGAACCAGATATGTTCTATCGAGGACAAAGATTAAATTCCAGTATGTGGGCAAGCGGTACCACTTATCTATGGTTGGTTGTCGAAGTTCTTGTTGATGGTATTTGGAGATTAATTAAATTAACAACACAAAATTATGATACGGTTAATTATATGCCAGCTGACGGTAATGTCTATGTTGCAGCAAGACCATTTCAAACATACGGACCTTATGGTTATTTTCATTGGTCTAACGAGGACACCACTTTGGCGGCGTTAGGTCGCCAAAAAACACCATATTATCTGGCCGCAGGTAATAACGTCAGAGTTACAATGAAATTTGGAAATGATTATTTTAGACCAGGTACGCATTGGTGGGAAACGTCTGGGTTAGCTACCAGTAGAGCACATTATGCGGATAGTGTTCTTGGCTGGAGAAATGATGGAACTATTCCAAGCGCCACAAATAAACATGTTTATAGATTAGCACCTGACGTTGCTAATGAGTGGAGAGCATATGCTAACGGCGGGCCCACAGGATATTGGTATGCTGGAGGCCATGTAAGATTTATGGCATATAAAGTTGGTACATAAGTTGAAACTTAATTTTTAATGGAGCAAAATAAATGACACTTTCAATCAATAAAATTTTACAAGTAGAATATATTCAACATACTTCCAAATTTCCACATAACACTATACGAGCCTATGTTAAAGCAAACGTTTTGCCTGAAGATCGTATTGTTGTGGATGAATTTGAAAAAGGAAAAAATATAACACCGAATGACGTTATTCAAATCATTAATGTCGAACCAAGTCATCCTTTATATCAACAAATAATTGACAAATTTAATCCTCAAAAAATAAATTTTGAATCCAATGAAAATGTACATTTTTATGAAAATGTATTGGATGAAAACAAAAATGCATGAAATAAAAAGGCAAAATAAATGACAACAAAGATTACGCCGTCAGTTCTAGAAAATACGGATGTTGTAGCAGCCACACACGGTACTGGTGCCGCAATACCAGTTATAGTTGTTGATCCACAAGGTAGAATTACTGGTGTCACCAATACTACTATTGGTATAGCTACATCTCAAATTACTAGTGGCACACTGGCTGATGCGAGATTGCCTGATACTGGTGCTGCAGCAGGTTCATATGGAAGTGCAAGTATTGTTCCAAGAATTATAGTGGATGCAAAAGGTAGAGCCACTGGAGTGGCCAATATTGCAATCGCAATTGCTTCCAGTGCAGTTTCAGGATTAGCATCATCGGCAACCACAGATACTACAAATGCTGGTAACATCAGTTCAGGTACTTTACCAAACGCAAGATTATCAGATACTGGTGTTGTTGCAGCCACACATGGTACCGCTTCAAGTGTTAGTCAAGTTATAGTGGACTCAAAAGGAAGAATTACTGGTGCATCAAATGTTGCAATACAAATTGCAACTTCTCAAATCACAAGTTATCCAACATTTGCAGCCTCAGCAACCACAGACACAACAAATGCTGGTAATATTAGTTCGGGTACATTACCAGATGCCAGATTAAGTAATGCTGGTACTAGTACTGGTACATTTGGAACAGCTTCAGTAGTTCCAAAAATTGCGGTAGATTCAAAAGGTAGAGTTACTTCTGTAGTTGCAACGAATATTGCAATTGCTGCTGGTTCAGTTTCGGGATTAGCGACTGTTGCAACAAGCGGAGCATACGGAGATTTGAGTGGAAGGCCCGTCATCCCCGCCATCTACTCACCACCCCAAGGTATTGATACTAGTTCAAATCCTCAATTTAATTCATTAGGTATTGGTACTGCAGCCACTGGTACCGGGGGTGAAATTCGTGCAACTAATAACATTACTGCATATTATTCTGATGACAGATTGAAAACTAAACTTGGTGACATTGAAAATGCACTAGATAAAATTGAACAATTAAGTGGTTTCTACTATGAAGAAAATGAATTAGCAGAATCATTAGGGTATACAAAACATCGTCAAATTGGTATATCTGCACAACAGGTTCAAAAACAATTACCGGACTGTGGAGTTGTTGTGCCTGCACCAATTGATGAGAAATACTTAACAGTACGTTACGAAAAGTTAATTCCATTATTAATTGAAGGTATTAAAGAATTACGTGCAGAAGTAAAAGAATTGAAAAATAATATTTAACAACAAATTTCGAATTTTTGCGTTCCGGCCCGAGAATTTTCTCCGACAGATCCAAAAGTCCAAAAAGCGAATTTACTTTTTACCATTTCCTTTGAGTATAAATACCTCCAAAAGGGGTTAAACAATGCCAGCTGGTTACCAAGAATTATTTCTAGAACAAGGTTCAAACTTTAGTACATCCATTACATTGGATCAAGCTGATGGTTCACCTTTTACCCTAACTGGTAGCCAAGTAAAAGCTGCCATGAAAAAGTCATACTATTCTAGTAGCACAACCGCAAATTTTGTAATAACAGTTAATGATCCAACGGAAGGTATTATAATATTATCTTTACCGTATGCAAATACGGCAAATATTTCTGCTGGTCGTTATGTGTATGATGTGATTATCAAAGATTCTTCAAACACAGTCATACGGGTTTTAGAGGGAGTTGTGAACGTTTTACCCCAAGTTACAGTATTTTAAAGGAATAATATGCCAACGGTAACTGTCAGACAACCTGCAACCGTAAAAGTTAGAGTTGAGGGCCAAAAAACTAAGGTACAAACACTTTCCTATGGTACAAAGACACTTAGGAGTTTGACTGACCTTTCTTTGGAAGGCGCAAACACTGGTGATGTAATTGTCTATAACTCACAAACCAAAACATTTTCTGCCAGAGGCCTTGGTACCGACACTCCTGTACACGGAAATCTATTACCAACAACTTCAAGAACATTTGACCTTGGTAGTAGAACACAAAAATTCAGAAGTCTATATCTAAGTGGTAACACAATTGACTTGGACGGAACACAGATCAAAGCTGAAGCAACAACTGGTGCAATTTCATTTGCAGCTGCACCAACAACAGCAAATCCTAATCCGATTGCGATTGTGGTATCGCCGGTTGGTGGTTTTGCGCCTGTTCAAACTGTTGGTGGTGTAATTTCAGAAGCAGCAATTCAGGCCGCAGTAGCAAATTCAGTAACTTATTTGGCTTTCCAGGGTGCTGATTCAGGGTTCTTCTAAATGGCATCTAATACAACAATACAGATTCTCCGTTCATATGCAAACACGGCACCTGGCAATCTAGCAGACGGAGAATTAGCTTACTCTTTCCTTTCAAATACACTTTTTATTGGTAGTTCCACATTAAATGTGCAAAGTCAATTGTGGACCAACAATATCATTAGCAT